TTACTGGATTAGTGACTGAGGATGGCGGAATTGTAACGACGACAAGGACGAAGACGAAAGAGGAGGAAAAGGAGGTTCCCTCTACAATTCTAAAAATTGATGCCGCCGATCTTGAAGCGGTTAAAGCCCTCCTAAGTTCTCGTAATGGCAGCCATGTAGTTCTTCAATCAAACTCGGGAAGTATTACCGAGGAAGCCCGATTATAGGCAGTGATAATATAGTAAGCCATTTCGTGTAGGGCATTAACATCATAAAGAGCAGACAGCAGTAACCCTGCAATATCGCAACTGAGCACTGTCATGGATTCGTAGGTGTGCATGACATTTCTCATATTTTTCAGCCAGTTATGGTATTTGTATACCGTGGCATCCGATGTATGCGTGTGCCACCACCGCGTATCCTCTGTCAGCGTATTGATCATCATCATCATATGGGGATAATCAAGAGAGATGAAATGTTCGTGGTGAATATCGTATTCATTCTCACGAAGGATTTGAGCAATGCGCATCCATCGATTATCCCGTCGTTCAATCACTGTCATTGCGGTTTGCTGACCTTCATGGTAAATAGGAAGACCGCGCTTCCGCCGATAAATCCATAATTTACGCAGACGCCGTGTATCGTCTTTCGACAGAATGGTTCGCGTATACGGGTTTTGAATATCCAGTTCCTTTTGTGACCACTGAATCATTGAACGCTGGTCAAACCACCAAACTTTTCCATCCTCTTCGACCGAAAAATAGTCATGGGGGTGAACATCGGTCTTCCCTTCCATAGTGATGATCTCGTCGTCATTATGACACAGTGATCGTCGTAGAACACCCAGACCTGCCAACCGAAGAGGCAGGCGTGTAATAAATCCTCGGCAGCGGGCCTGAAACCGAATCAGTATTCGCAACAATGATGGTCGAGAAGCGATCCACGCGCTCGGTTTCTTGCATCGCATATGCCGACCGCAGTATGCGAGCTTGGTCAAGGCCTTTGATTCACATCGGTCAGTGGACGTTTTATTTTTACATGCAAGGCAGCTCATTCTCTAACTATTACAAGGGTATGATACGAAAATCAAACCATTGAAATCTAATACGGAAACATGAGCGCAAAACGGATCAGCCGCGCTCCAAGGAATAGGAAAGCACAACCCAAAGAAAAGAAATGTCCGCCCCAGCTGTCGTCAACGTCTGCAAGATCAATGCTTCTGATATCCAGTTCTCCGAGCCTAAGCGTAACAAGCAGGGTGGTGTCTCGGTCGCGTTCAAGTACAAGTCCCAGAATGTTCAGTTCCGTTTCCCTCAATTCGGTTTCCCTGGTGGCTGTCTCGTGAAGGAGAACGAGAACAAGGATGGCAGCATCACCACCTCCTACACCATGTCTGCGTCTCTCCAGGGCTGCGATCCCTATGGCCAGCTGCCTGCGACGGGCACGGACGACGTGTCCAAGGCCTACAACTTCCTGCGTGAGTTCCAGGAGGCGGTCATCCAGTCCGCTGTCGCAAACTCGGCGTCGTGGTTTGGCAAGAAGCGCGGCGAGGAGTCGATTCGCGATTCATTCAACAAGTTCCTGTCGGTGTCGGTGGACAAGACGAACGATGGCTGGGTCCCGAACGGTAAGTATCCCCCGTCGCTCCGCTTCAAGCTGCCCGTCTACGATGGTAAGGTCTCGATGGATGTGATTGACGCCAACGAGAACGACATCGTGGTTCCTCCCAGCGGTCTGCAGGAGACGTTCGCGAAGGGCTGCCAGGCCAAGATCGTGGCGAGTGGCAGCATCTATGTGATCGGCCAGGGCTTCGGTCTGACGTGGAAGCCCTCGTATGTCCAGGTCCATCAGCGCAAGCGTCAGACGGCGCGTGATATGTTCAAGGACGACGAGGATGATGGCGAGGCACCCGTTCCCGTGGCTGGCGGTGCCAAGGCCGCACTCGTCTCAGATGACGAGGAGGAGGAGGAGGGCGATGAGGAGGAGGCTGCAGCGCCTGCCCCCGCGCCTGCACCTGCACCCGTTGCCGCTCCTACGCCCACAATCGTAGAGATCTCCGAGTCCAAGGCTCCAGCGGCCAAGGGCCGTCGTAAGGTGGGTAGTGCAGCACCGTAAGCCCGCGTATCTGCAGGAGGAACGTAGATCAGTCCATCGTCATCAACAAATAATGTGAAGAACACGTCGTAGCGTGGCTCGTGTTTTTCCATTTGGCATCCAGCATGTCCCTTCCCCTCGCTGCTTCCGCACCGTATACAGAGCGCATCGGGGGGTTCGTAAACTAAGACATCTTGGGGACGAACAATGGTCAACGATGTGCGTGATCGTAGAGAATCAACAGTTGTCCACCCATTGCGCATACAGTCTTCATAGGCTGAGGGAGCCATAATGTTCCAGAGTGTGCGATCACGGCATGTCCATCCGTCTTCCTGAAACATGGTGGAATACACATTGTCACGAATCCAGTAGCACGTATGCTCATTTCCACCGCCGCGATGCTCAGCCAGACCGACCCGCTGATTACTTTCGTCATATAACCAGTAGACCTGGAACTCATCGTTGTCGCCCGAATAAGCGGGATCAAGATTCCCACGAAACACTAGACGTCCATCGTAGTTGTACTCCTCGACGTCTGTATCTAAATCAAAATCGGCAATGTCAGTATCGGTAGGATAGACAACCTTGCGATGAAAGGATAACATTTCTACTTACTTCACACTACGAAAACGAAACCATGATTTTTACGTCATGTTTCTTGAGTGACTTTGTAGCCGAATGGGATAGTTCATGACGCTTCTTGCGAGTATGCTCGGCGCCTGCAGCCTTCTTGGCATCGCTTCCTCCTGCCACATTCATGCGGGTCTCCATATCGGCATGGATATCGTCGCGGTGCTCAAACAGGTAGTCAATCACATCGTCCTCCATAGCCCATGCAAAGAAGTTCAGCTGGCCAACCGTGGTGGACACTCCCTGAAAATCAATGCGGGCATGACGACAGAAGGGGTCAAACATCTTCTTGCTATAGGCCTTGAGATGCGACTTGTAGGCAAGATAGACAATCACATGCTTCCCCGCCTTGGAAATGTAGGATACGTTGTTCATCTTGGAATAGTTGGTCACAAACCAGTCCAGAATACGTAGGGAAATGTTCGTCTTGTTGGCCAGAATATCACGGAGAAGAGTTAGACGTTCGGGATTATAAAAATTGGTGAGACGATGAAGGACCCAATCCTCCTGCGTTGAGATTTCCGTTGTAGATGTGGTCGTCATTGTGTATGACCGACACCTTTTCTGTAAACGACTCGTAGAAATATATCGGTTCATAACAAACCAAATGCCCTCGTTATCCGCTCTCCACCACGAGCTCAAGATCGCGAAGGATATTGTTCACATTGCTCACACGGGGAAGCATATGGTCAGTGGTAAGGAGGATACCATGCTGCACGAGATGTACAAGAAGAACCCCGAGCTTGTTCGGAAGGCAGAGGAAACGGTTACGGCACTCGAATCGGCAATTCGAGCCAAGGAATCAAAGCCTAAGCCCCGCAAGACCCGTAAGGCGAAGAAGGGCGGTCGTACCCGCCGCCATCGCCGTCGTGCGTAAAACGAATACCTTTTCGTAGATCTCTCTGGATAAACTAATGGATGTCTTTGAACTTCCGCTCGATGCCTGTACCCATCTCACGCACCGAATCAAGGCCATCTGTCGGCGTCGTGGATATGACTACAAGAACTATAAAGCACAGGTATACCGACTTCTGGATTCCCACATGGGTAAAGTTTGGGCTAGGCGGCGATCGGTCTTCAAAGTCCTCCGAGACTACGGCGTTGCTGACCAGCGCACGGACGCCTGGCATGCCAAACGATCTGAAATGATTACAGCCTCGGAAGTAACAAAAGCGTTCAAGACAGCGACGCCATCAGGAAAGAAAGAACTCTTGATGCGGAAACTGGACGGACCGAAGCAGGCGGGAGGCGGGATGTCTATGATGACTGCATGTATGTGGGGGACCCAGTTTGAGCCGCTAGCCAAGGAGATCTATGGCGACATCCAGGGCGGAGCGGAGATCGTGGACACCACGTGTGTCGGCCATCCAGTTTATAAGTTTCTCGGTGCGTCTCCCGACGGGATTGTCCTCACCAAGGACAAGATGGATTATCGGTGGGGCAAGCTTGTGGAATTCAAGTGCCCCATCTCCCGCAAGTTCACGCAGGACTCTCCAATCCCTGATGATTACTACCATCAGATGCAGATGCAGATGGAGTGCACAAATATTGACGAGTGCGATTACGTAGAAATGCAGTTCAAGACGTGTGGAAAGACAGAGTGGACGAACTCAGAGTCGCCATACAAGGGAGTGTTTGTAGCGTATGATACGGGGATCATTGAGTACAAGCCAAAGACCACAGACTTCGCAGCATGGCGAAAGACCCTAGAGGGCGATGAACTGCGTATCATTTACTGGACCTTGAACAACATTCGGATTGAGAATGTTCTGCGAGATCCGAAGTGGATGTCTGATCATATTGAGGAATTGAATTCCTTCTGGGCGATGGTGCAGGATTGCAGGAAGGATCCTTCTAAAATAGAGAGTTATATCCCCACCACTGCCCCACCCGATGTCCCGTCTCCTGCCCCCGCGGCGGCTGGTGAGAATCAGGTGCCCGTAGGTTCGTTGTCCGCTGGGCATACGACGACAATTCGCCTGTTTCTTGGCGAATCTGAGCCGTCCGATCTAGAAATTCAGGGACCCCGAACATCTCGCGGGACCCAGACAGAAGAACGCCCGCCACAATAAGTCCTGCAATCGCTAGAGCAAGAAGAGTCGTGTTTTTCATTGGGACTGTATTATGTAAAATGGATAAAACAATTACAGGGTGGAAGAATAACATACAGAGAATAAGAACATGCCGACCACTGATGAAATTCTACGTTTGATGCTGTCCCAGCGTGGGATCAAGACGGAGACACAGGAAGTTCTGGAGTCAGAGTTCCCCGCCATCGTGACCAAGATTGATTCAGTCATCATCTTCACTAGTAATCGCACTCGCATCCACGAAAAGGATGTGGCTACGGTTGTCGATCTAACCAAGCAGTATGGCGGAACCCTCGGGATTCTCGTGGTCCCCATCCCTGCATCCGAAAAGGTTCTGCAGACGGTCTCAGCATACTCCGACGTTCTAGGAGTATGCTGAGACTGTCTGCAGAACCTTTTCGGATGCAGGGATGGGAACCACGAGAATCCCCAGGGTTCCGCCATACTGCTTGGTTAGATCGACAACCGTAGCCACATCCTTTTCGTGGATGCGAGTGCGATTACTAGTGAAGATGATGACTGAATCAATCTTGGTC